AGTTGCGGGTTCAGGGAAGATCAAGTATGAGTGCTGGTTTTTCTTTTGAAGCGACTGCCGTTAGTCGAGAGGATCAGACCCAAGAGTTAGTTGACGCTTTAAAGAAAACCTTTAAGTATGTAGATGATGGTCTTGTATACACGTCGAATACTGAGGCGGCCCAGTTAGCGAATTCACTTGAGAAGGGAGGAAATATCACGCTGATTCCAGCTCCGCTTGAGAAGGGTGGGTATCCGTCCTCTGATATGTTACGAACTTTGGTTCCCGAGATTGGCATTGCCCTTCAAAGAACAGACATGGCCTACTTTCTTTGGAAATTTCCGACATTGTATTACTCTAAGGAGGAGTTGCAGAGGTGGGTTTGGAATGATAGACCTCCTCAGATGTTGAGGGATGAGGACCAGCCTCATCCGCCGTTTCTTCCGGCTTATGAGGTAGCGCCGTTATGGGCTTTTATCTTAAGAAAGCTATCTCGTTGGCGAATGGCTTTCGGTCTTATTAATAATAGGCCTGTCTATGCTTCTGCTCGGGCAAACATGTATCCTCTTAAGTATATGCGCGTGGTTCTCCAACAGAATAAGAAATCGCACCTGATAAATCGGAAGGGCGAAAAGGTTCTTGAACATTTGCCGGCGTCTCTGGCCCACTTGTATCGTTTGTTGGGTGTGAAAGACTTTGAGTATATCACTTCGCGTATTGATGTAGAAAATGATTTGAAAGGAATGTACTTAGGATCTGCTGCAGGACCTAATAAAGGTCAAGTTCGTGAGGTAAGAACCTCCACCTCTAAGATTCATGTCTCCCCCAGTGGAAAGAAATTTGAAATGCATAGTTTTGACCTAGATGTGTTCCTTCGACTCATACGTGATGGGAGAGATATACCTGTGTATTGGGTGATAACGCCCAAGGACGAGATGTTCTTTACGTTCGATAAACAATATGCGGATGATAAATGGCAAAAGTTTCAGGACAAGTGTCGAGTTTTTGTCATACCATCTTCAAACTTTGTTATTCTGGAACGTTTAGTCTCCAAAATTCGGATGTTAAAAGAACGAGGACCGTGTATTCGTATCGGGCACCGTTGGTCAAGAGGAGGAATGGATTCCATTGCCAAGTGCTTAGGGATTTCTATTGCGAACTGCTTTAAGAATATATTGTGTGATGGTGATATAGACAAGTTCGATATGCGGGTCAAGGCTTTTTTTGTTAACCTTTATTACAGCTCTAGTTTAGCCTATGAAGTTCCTGGATCTGAGGACTATGAGATAAAGAAAAAGATTATCAAACAGATTATAAAAGCTATTGTTGCGCGAATTACTCAATTGTTTGGTGAATTGTGGTGCATTCAGAGAGGGGGTGTCCCCTCTGGTTGTTACAATACCAGTCATATGGATTCGTGGGTGATGGCGTTGTATTTCTGTTTGTTTTGTGTATGGCAAATTTTTAATGCCCCGAAAAATCACCAGGCTCAGCTTGAAGAAGAATTTATTAAGATAGTAAAGCTAATAGTCTATGGAGACGATCATGTCTACAATAAGGGTGAGGGGTTAGGATCGACCTACTTTTCAACTACGCTGTTTGCTAAGTTCTTGGAAGAGATGTTTGAAGTAGAATTGCGTGATCATCGGGACGGAGTTCCTTTCTGTTCCACTGAATTTGAAGGGTGGTTAGTTGGTTTGCCAGGAATGGTCTTTTTGAAGCACTATGCTGTGGTCAACAAGAATAAGGGCGAAGGACAGTCATCTTTTGTCCCTTTTAGGGAAACTCGAGATTATATTTGTCGAGCGGCTTGGGGCCGAGAGCCCAAAGATCGTGATATAATGGATGTGATGTTGTCTGTGCTAGGACATGTTTACGGTACTCATGGCTCGAATTATGATGCGTATAAGAGCCTTATGTTTTTTTATAGGGAACTTTTGCGCTTTGTTCCCCCATCTTATACTCATAATCAGTCTGCTGATGAAATGATACAACGGGTTGATAGGACAGATATACGGAAAATGAGACAGCATGGAATCACCACTGATGACTTGAGAACTGGATTCCCCACCTGGGAGAATTTGCAATCTCGTAATGTCTATGATGCGTCATATCAGGATATCACCGTTCAGCTCAATGATCTGGATGATGAGATAGAGCATGATCTTGGGTGGTAGACAGTTATTACTAATGCCTGTGATAGTAGTTAGGCGAAAATCCGGTGTCTTCCGGTAATATAAATAGATTGATAAGAACGTAAATCATTACTTCTTCCCATTTATGGTTTTTTGTGAAGAAAAAA